AGCAATTTATATTTTGATGAATTTAACCAGAATACACGATAGCTTATGTATGGTGTTTTCTAAAATAGATGAAAAATTATAGGAGGTCTAATGTTAACGAGAGAAGAAATAAGAGAAGAATTTGAGGTTGCAAAACTAAAAGACACTACAAGAGGTAGAAATACCTATGTCAATCGTATTGCAATGATAGAAAAACATATGAACCAAGAAAAAGAAATGCCTGAGTTGTACGAACACTTAATATCAGAAAATGGTTTACCGTTATTTAAGTGGGAAGGATTATACAAGGCATATACTTCACCAGACCCAAAGGCGGCTTTTGGTGTATTAAAAATGGATAGTGAAAAAGATGTAAGAACAACAGAGCAAATGATAGATGATGTATCAGTAGAGGTACCAGTTGTACCAGAAGATGATGTATCAAAAGTAATAGGTGATATGAATGAAATACAATGAAGACCAAATACTACAAGAGATAGGTACTTATATTCAAGGTACCTATAATCAACACTATAGCACCACAAAAGATGGTATGCAAGTTCAAGATATGTTAAGACATCTTGATATAGATAAAGATTTCTGCCAGGCAAATGCAATAAAATATTTGTGTAGATATGGAAAGAAAGACGGAAAAAATCGTAAAGATTTATTAAAGGCGATACATTATATTGTATTGTTATTAGATAGTGAGGGTAAAAATGATTAAGTTAATAAGTAAATTAATAGCAACCACAGGTTTAGTAATCATCATATCTTATGTTGCATTATTAATTATGGATAAACTAGTGAGGTAAAATATGGCACACGAAGCGATAAAATTAATTGAAGTATTAAATGTTATAGAGGAAACTTTAGAATTAGAACCTGCTGGTCCTAATCGTAAAACCTTAATTGCATTTATACACGCTGTTAGAGATGAAGCTCAAGCAGAGGTAGACCAATTTGAGGAAGATATGGAAAAGGTGATACATTAATGAAAGAATTTGATTACAATTTAGATTACAAAAATTTAGATTTTTCACAACAGATTAACAGAAATTATTATCGTATAGGTCGTGGTGAGCAAGGAGTATTATTAGTTGAACCATATAAATCAGATATTTGTAAAGTTTGGAAATTTGCAACCTTAGAACACGCTAAGGTAAGTGCCTCTACAATTTATGAAATGTTCCTAGGTTATAGAGATAGAAAAGATTTTATTGGTATGGATATGTGCCGTAAATTTTTAGAAATGGGTTTTACCAGGTCTAGAAGATATGCTAATCATAAAGACGGTAAAAAATATGATGAAAATAGAAATATCATACCACAAGAAAAAGACGCTTTGACATCAGAAAAAGCTTTGTGTGCCAGAGTATTTAAATCTGCCAGAGATATGGCGGTAGAAGACCCGATTTATCAAAAAATGAGAAAATACTGGAGGGCAAATGAGCGTTGAAAAAAGATTATTAAAATTATTTAGAGAAGAAGTTGAAAACTATGGCTTAACACCTCATATAAGGCGTGTATTAGAAGATGAAGAATATGCAGCTAAACAAGGTGGTGATAAACCAGATGTTTCAGTAGCAGAATTTGATGGATTTATGAAAAATGAAGACTAGAAACTTTGTACAAAAGTGGTTGAAACGGTTTTGTAAGTCCACCGTAGAGGTTGATAGAAAAAAGAGGGAAAAGCGTGGATATACTAAACATAAAAAAAGCGAAATAAAGCTTGACAAATGATTTATTTTCCTTTATCCTACCAGACAATAGAATTACTATGTGTAATAGTCGTGCAGACTTTAAATGCATATTTAACTACAAATGGAGTATATAATGGCAAGAAGAGCATTGAGTAAAACACAGAAGGTTCTGAACCTTCTATCAAAAGGTGAACCTGTATCTTGGAGAACACTAAGAAATAGGTTTGATTTAACATCACCAAGAGCAATGATTGATACTTTGAGAAGTAAAGGTCATATGATTTTTATCAATGAAACAAGCAAAGGCGTTACCTATCGTATGGGTAAACCAACAAAAGCTATCTTAGCTGCTGGCGTATCAGAAGTTTTATTATCTGATAATGCAGACAAGACTATCGTAGCTGCTGGTATTAAAGCACTTTACGGTACACCTTACGCTTATAACTCTTAATTGAGGAAGGCGGCCTTCGGGCCGCCTCATTTTATATTATGGATTTTCATTTAACAGGCGATAAACAAGAATTTCTTATTCAACCTTTAACACAAAGGGCAAGAGATTTCATTTCAAATAACAAACAGATTTTTAAAATATTTAAGTTGAGAGAGCAACATTATGTATTATCAAACGAACACAAACAAAAACTATGCGAGCAAATCCGTGAGAGTGGTTTGGATTTTATTAATTAGTTTATCATTAGGTGGTTGTATGGTCAATCGTACTCATATGGGTGCCATAGTTGGTGCTGGTTCTATGACCAATCTATGTTCAGGTGCTGACCAATATGTGATAGCAGGTTGTGCTTTAGTTGGTGCATTTGCTGGTGCTGAGATAATGTATAATAGTGATAGAGATTTACATAACAAAATATTTGTAGACCATTTAAATCGTGGACCAGAAGGTTCATCATATTCAAATTGGCATAATGCTGAAACAGGAAATGGTGGTACAATACATATAACAAATTCATATACAGTTGGACCTATAAAATGTAAAGACTATAGTTCAACAGCAGACATTACAAATTCTTGGCCTGTTGTAGGCACAAGTGTAGATAGAAATACAGTATTTGGCACAGCGTGTCAATTACCAGATGGACAATGGGTGGAGAAACCATGAGAGCTATAGAATTGTGGATAGCATTTTTGATTGCATTTGTATTATTAGGTTATACAATAAAAGTAGCAAATGCAGGTGATGATATCCTTTACAGTAAGATTAAGACAATAGAACCAGAAGATGTAAATGGTCAGTATTGCTTTACAAAAATAATAATAAAACAAAAAGGCGATACAATTGTCAAAGAAGAAATTTTGGAATGTGCTGATGGTAGGAGAGGCATTGATACTCCAGGTTATTGGGAGTTATTTGCACAATTTTATTATCGTGATGTAAATGTTCCAGAATATTGTAGAAAATACAGTAGGCCTGAACACGCTTTCAAATCATACGGTGAGGTATGTTTAGATAAGCAAGGCAAATGGGAGGTAAAATGATTAGAAATTTTATAATCATAGTTCTTTTAGTGTTTATTTTTACAGAACCAACAATGTCGGCTAGATTAGGTACTTTTATGGAAGAACATCAAGTGGTTGACCATCTGGTTTCTAGTTTAAATAAACTTATAGATATAATACGAGGTGTATAAATGTTAAAATATATAATGGCAGTTGCATTTGTAGTTATGAGCGGTTGCTCATACAATAGTGCAATGTATGAAATAGTAAAAGAAGAAGCTCAAATGGTAAATAGTGTGCCTAAATGGTTTATGGCAGATTATACCGAGATTAAACAATGTGGTGAAGATAACAAAAACTTATGTATCTTTGGTGCTGGCACATCTGTATCACCAGACTTAAATCTTGCAATTGAAAAAGCAAAGATGATAGCAAAGTCTGAATTAGCAGATATCATCAAAGGTGAAATGAATAAATCATCTAAACAGTTCATTACAGAAGTTGGCGAAACTCATAACAAGTCAGTTGTAGCTGAAGTTGAAAGTGTTTTAGTTAACACAATCAAAGAAACACCAGTTCGTGGTTATGAAATCTTTGCTCAAGATGTTACCCAAACTACTAATGGGTACTATCGTGCATATGTTGGTCTTAGATTACCTATGGGTGAATTAAATAAGATGTATCATTACACAGTTGATGAAGCTGTAAATGCATATGTAAGTAGGAAGGATGAAAAATCTCCAGGTCAAATGAGTTGGGAAGATTTAATGATTAAAGAAGATGAAGATAACAATATTCAGTAAAAACAATTGTCAGTATTGCACTAAGGCAAAAACTTTATTATCTAAATTAGATTTTGATTATGAAGAAGTCAAGTTAGAAGACTTTGCTGATACTAAAGACTTTTTAAAAGAAATTGGTAAACAAGTTAGAACAATGCCACAAATTAAAATAGATGGTGAGTTAGTAGGCGGATATCATCAATTAGTAGAATTTTTTGATGATAAAGGTCTAGTTAATTTTAAAGGAGAGAAAGTTGAGCGAAGACAAGAAAGATAATGTAATACAGTTTCCTGGTCTTAAAAAAGAAGAAAAGGAAATTGTGTTTCAAGCTGATGAAGGTTTTGGCACAGGTGAGTTAGAATTAAAACAAACTATGGAATTTGTTGAGAGTTGTGTTGATGATTTATCAATTGCTTTAATTAAAAACTTTGTTGACATAGGTGTCAAGATAGAAAAACCAAAATTTTATGGTGATTTAGCAATGGTCGCTGAGATGATTAGAGTTTTACTATACAGAGATTTTGAAGTAAGCCATGTAGGTCAATCATTAGTTGATAAAATGATTACTATAAATTTTGATGACCAAAATCAACCTATGCCAGTTTTAAATTACAGTAAAGTCATAGATAATGATGATGTAGAAAAAACAAAAGCGGAGGTTTTAAAAATGAGTGATAGTGAAAAACAGTTAGAATTAGATTTATTTCCAGGAGATGATGATGGCAAAAATAATTGATGAATATGATACCTCAATAGATGAGCCTACTTGGGAAGAGTGGAGAGATATATGTTTTTTAGAAAAAGATAATCATCATAATGATGGTTGGACTATGCAGTTCTATCAAAAAGAATATGATAAGGCGTGTAAGATGATAGAGAAAGAAAATAAGAATAAACCTTTTGATGTAAAGAGGTAACTATGTGTAAGATTAAAGTAGCAAAAGATGATTATGAATTATTAGAAACTTGCATTAAGACTGAGCAAGTACCAGCTAATGATATCGTTCAATACTTTTCAGACACAGATTTTTATAATTGGTATAAAGAGAGAAACTTTAACAATGATATTAGTTGATTTAAATCAAGTATTGATATCTAATTTTATGGCACAAACTAGAGGTCAGTCAGCACCTAATATTGATATTTTTAGACATATGGTTTTAAACTCAATCAGAGGTTATAATTTAAAGTTTAAAAAAGAATATGGTCAACAGATACTATGTGCCGATTCAGCAAATCCTTGGCGTAGAGAATTGTTTCCTAATTATAAGTATCAAAGAAAACAAGTTAGACTAGAAACTCAGGAAGTATCAGATAAATGGGATGATTTATTTGATGTTATTACAGAAGTAAAACACGAAATAGCAAAGAATTTACCATACATGGTTTTATCAATAGACAATGCAGAGGCTGATGATATAATCGCCATTCTAGCTAGAGAGGCACACAATCTAGCAGAACCATGTATGATAATTTCAGGCGATAAAGATTTTATTCAGTTGCAAAAGTACGAAGTGGTCAAACAGTACAGTCCCATCCAAAAAAAGTTCGTGGGCACAGACATTGACCCTGTCGTATTTTTGCACGAACAAATTATAAAAGGTGATAGGTCAGACGGTATACCAAATATACTAAGCGATGATAATGTATTTGTAACAGGTGAAAAACAAAAACCTATCAATAAAAAAAGACTAGAGGAGTGGTCTAAATTAGACAACATACCTCTAGGCAGTATAACCAGATTAAATTATCAACGAAATAAGAAGTTGATAGATTTAGAAGAAATTCCAGTAGACATACAGGAAAATATTATAAATATGTACAGAAGCTATGAGATACCTAATAGGTCTAATCTATTACAGTATTTTATGGATAATAAACTGAAATCGTTAATGACAAATATAAATGATTTTTAATAATGGAGTAAATTATGGTTACACAAAACCCAAATCTAATTCCACCTAAACAGATGGAAGCTAGTATGTCCACATCCACATCTAGTAAACCACTTTTTAGTGAAATATTTACTAAAGTACACAATGCTAAAGTAAAAGCTAAAAAGATTGAAGTATTAAAATCTTATGATACACCAGGTTTACGAAGAATACTTAAAGGTGCTTTTGACCCTAGAATTGTATGGGAGTTACCGCCAGGTACACCACCATATATGGCAAATGAGGCGCCAGCAGGTACACAACATACTTACTTAGAAAGTGAATCAAGTAAACTATGGCATTTTATTAGAGGTGGTGATGATAAGTTAAATAGAGTAAGAAAAGAAACTTTGTTTATTCAAGTATTAGAAGGTTTACACAAAGATGAAGCGGAAGTTTTAATTGGTGTAAAAGAGAAAAAGTTGAATAATATGTATAAAGGTTTATCGGAGTCCGTTGTAAAGGAAGCTTTTGATTGGGATGATAACTTTATGCAAAAAGAAAATAAGTAAAAAATTGCTTGACATTGATTTGAATTTGTCCTATAATGGACAACAATATTATGAATATAAAAGAAATAGTACAAACACCATACACAACAAATCCTAGATTTGCACCTATCAATGATGTGGTTTTAAAACCATATACAAATGACTACTATAACGAAAGAGAGTACGAGTATAATCATTTAGGTGCAGAAATCTATTTTGAATCCGACATTGCAAAAAAAGAATGTTTAGTTGAAAAAACATCTGAAGCTATGCAAATGTGGGAGTTACCTTTTGTAGACATAGAAGAATTTGGTCTTGAAATACCAGATGATGTTATTATTATGCATAAAGGAAAAGTTGAGGCGTGTTTTGTTGCAATGGCAAGTGGTTGGAATCCTAGTAAAGTTGCAGGTATGACACTATCAGAAGTTCACGAACCTGTAGCAGATAGTGATATGTTAAGAAAAGCAAGTGAAGGTATTTGGCGTGCTATGACAAGTGGTAAATCATTTCATAGATACACCTGGGGGATATCACCATTAAGATATCTAAGTAATCACCCTCATTGGTCTAAACCTGATTTTGAATCATTAGATGATTTATATTTTAGAGTTGAACACGAAAGAACATTAACAATAGATGAAGATACGGCAGCTTTTTTCATTGATGTAACGGTGAAAAGGTTACCTTTTATCTTTCATTTAAAAAATGAATACAAGAATTTAATAAAACAATCAATCAATAGTATGAGTGGTAATGTATTAAAGTATAAAAATTTAGAGAAAGTTAAGAGGTTGATAAATGAGGCAAATTAAAAAAATACCATACAAGTTTGTTCATGTATATTGGGAAGATATTTCATCAGACGCTTCGTGGCGAACACTTGATGAAGTTAAGGCTGAAAATTTAGCTAGAAGTCTAAGTACAGGTTTTTTAATTAGTGATGAAAAAGATGAACTTGTTAGACTAGTTAGTGATTTTAATTTTAAAGATGATGGTAGTATTTACGAATGTGGTAATTCTACAATAATACCAAAAAGTGTAATCACAGAAATAAAGGAGGTAAAATGAGTAAAGAAATTGATTTACATTTAAAAAAACAATTGTTAGAAACACCAAAGTATCTTAAAAAATATTTAAAAGATAATGAAGACCATTCGCCAGGTATAACATATTATACTGGTAATTGGGGACAAGATTTACAAGATAATTTAACAGAAAGACAGGCAGAAAAATTGAGAACTCAAATGAGTAAGCTATCAGAAAACCTGGTTTTTGTATCAAGAAAACTACCTGGTAATATTGGTGGTTATCATTATATCGCCTATGTAAAATAACCAAAAGGAATATATTATGGCAATCGTGAAAAAAACCCTTAATGTACTATATCAAATGATAGTGGGTGGTATATTTACAATTTCAATCTATACATTAGGAACATTTAATCCTAATCCAACAATAATAAAAGATATTATACCTGAACCTAGTTTTAGTTATAATAATGAAACTCAATTTGTGTATGCTCTTAGAGAATGTATAGACTTTCATAACTTATCAACACCTTATGCTAAACAAATACCGACAGATATGATATTAGCACAAGCGATATTAGAAACAGGTTGGGGTGAAAGTAGAATAGCTCAAGAGGCAAACAATTTATTTGGTATCAAGACCTTTAAAAATACAGTAAAACATATACACGCTGAAAAAGACAATAAAGTTATGTATAAAGTCTTTATTAATAAATGCGATAGTGTTAAATACTATATCGCACTATTGAATAATCATTCAGCATATGAAAACTTTAGAAAGGCTAGAAATGTTTACATCAAGAAAGGTATAAAACCAAACCCTTATCAATTAATTAAAACACTAGATAACTATTCCGAAACTGATGACTATGAGGATAGATTAAAGAATGTTTTAAAGACTTTAAAGAGATATACACCAGTTATTGAATATAAATAGTTAGATGTTTTTAACTTATCTAACATTGATATCTGGAATAGCAATTTCCATTATAGCTGCTTCATACTCCATAATAGGGTTAGCGGCTTTATTTGCTGGCGCCACAACAGCTATTATTGCTATGGGTGGTGCATTAGAAGTTGGTAAACTTGTCATAGCAAGTTGGTTATATAGAAATTGGGACAACAAACTATTACCAAAATCTATAAAATATTATTTGACAAGTGCTGTTGTTGTTTTAGTTTTTATAACTTCGGTAGGTATATTTGGGTTTTTATCTAAGGCACATTTAGACCAAGTTGTACCAGAAAACAATAACATATTACAAATAGAAATTATTGATAAACAGATTGAACAAAGACAAAAGACAATTGACCGTTCACAGTTTCAATTAAATAAAATGGACGAATTGATTGAAACACAATCTAAAGAATCAAGTTGGTTTTCTAGTAGCTCACAAAGAGCGATTACAGAAAGAAATAATCAAAAAGAAGAAAGACTATCATTAGAAAAAACCATAGAAGAAAGTTTAAATAAGATAAACGAATTGACAGACAAAAAGTCTGGTATACAAACTGAACAATTAAAACTAGAGGCAGATTTAGGACCTATAAAATATGTTGCTGAGTTTATTTATGGTGATGAAGCAAAAGACCATTTTGATAAAGCAGTCAGAATTATTATCATCATATTAATATTTGTATTTGACCCTGTAGCGGTCTTAATGTTAATATCAGCTAACATATCATTAAAACAAAGAGAGATAGAATTAGCAATTGAAAATGGTGACCCAATAAATGCCAATGAGGAAGTTGTAAAGATTTTGAATAAGCAAAAAAAGGTATGGAAAAAAGAACGAGAATACCAAAATTTTGTAAATTCCTTGTCAGATGAGGAATTAAAAGGTTTAAGTCCAGATGAAATTAGACTTAAAATGAACCAGATATGGGAATGGAATGAGGAAACAGATGAAAAATATAAGAATAATGTCTAAAAAAAGCTTGACATTTGCTTCATTTTCCGTTATCCTGGTTGTCAGATAACTAGAGGTATATATTATGAATATTTTTGCATTAGATGAATGTCCTGTGAAATCTGCCGAAATGGCGTGTGATAAACATTGTGTCAAAATGATACTAGAAAGCGCTCAATTATTATGTTCAGTACATAGAGTTCTAGATGGTACAGAGTATTATGATAAAACAGCAAATGGTCGTAAGATTAAAAGATGGCGTCATCCAGACCCTAAATTAGAAAAAGTTTTATACAAAGCAGGTTGGATAAAACATCCATCTACAATATGGCTTATGGAAAGTGCATTTAATTATAACTGGTTGTACAGACATATGATGGCATTAAATGAAGAATTTAAAAAAAGATACTCAGGCAAAGACCATTTAGCAATTACTAAATTAAAAGACGCTTTGAGAAATCCACCAAAAAATGCACCTTTGAATAAAAAACCTACTTTACCTACACCCGCTATGCCAGAAGAATGTAAAGTGCCAGGTGATACAGTTAAAAGTTATCGTAATTATTATGTAATGAAAAAACAAAGATTTGCTACCTGGAAGGCACCAGCAAAAATGCCAGACTGGTATAGCAAAGCAATTATAGTAGGGTATGTATCGTGAATGAATTAGTATTAATAGGGAATGTAATTATTTTAGTTATAGCAATATTTTTTATGCTTTGGGCCGCTGTTTCTTTTAGTAAAGTAGGCGACCTGTTAAACAATATGTCTTATCATTTAGGTATGGCTAGAGATAGACTAGATGAAGTTTCTAGAGGTATGGACAATGTTGAAGAAAGGATAAATAATATTAGTGATAAAATAGAACATAAACATAATGAGTATAAAGGACATTAAAATGAATATAAAAGAAACATTATTAGAAAGTATGGTATCTCACGCTAAAGGTGAAATACTAAAAGCAAAAGCAAATGTGCAAGTGTATCTAGATAACCCTGCTGGTATAGGTGAACATCCAGATGTTGTAGCAGCTATGCAATCAGAGTTAGACAAGATATGTGCTAATGAGGAAAGAATAGACATCATTAACAAACACTTTAAATCGGACATATAATGCCAACCTATAACTTTCAAGATAAAGAAACAGGTGAAATTTTAGAAAAGGTAATGAAGATATCTGAAAAAGATACTTTTCTAAAAGATAACCCACATTTAAAATCTATCATATTAGATGTTAATATTGTTGCTGGTCAAGGTCTAAGTGGCAATATTAAAAATGACGCTGGTTGGAAAGAGAATATGGCTAGAATTGCTGAAGCACATCCAAATAGTCCTTTAGCACAAAGATATGGTGAAAAGAAATCTATTAAAAAGATTAAGACTGAACAAGCAGTCAAGAAACATTTAAACAGAGTAAGAGGTAAATAATATGGCAGATATACCTGATTATATGCGAGGTTTTGACCTTTCAGAAGATTATGGATTTACGCCTGTTAACAAGAAACCTACCGAGGTTCAAGAAAAGGTAGTTGTAGCTGAGAACTCAGAAACAAATATGGAACTTGCAAAAGTTAAATCTGATGTGTCATCAATAAAATCTATGATGAACGAGGTTATGCAAATAGTGGCAGAAAAAGAAACTATAACAAAAGAAGTTGCTGACGCTGACACACAAAAAAGATTCAAAGATATAGAAAAGGTAATATTACCATTTCTGTATAATTTGAGTAAAAGCGATGAGCCATATATTCATTGGCCAAACAGAGGTCCAATTATCAAGGCTCAAATTGAGAAAGTCCTAAAACTAACTAGAGGTTAGTGTATAAGTAATGTCTAATTTTTGTGGTACATTATTTGTACACTTGATTTCTAGACATTTTTTTAAATAAATATTTTTTTAACTTTAAAAGGAAAAGTAATGATGAAAAAACTATCAATAAATGCTCGTTATTTTATTGCACCGTTGCTAATACTTGCAACATTATTTGGTGTGATAGCAGGTGGGCCTTGGGTTTGGACAGGTGTTGCTTTACTAGGTGTAGGAATTATTATTGATACACTTTTTACCAATCAAACTATGGGTGCTGGTTTTGATGAAGACGGAGAAACTAACGCCAAC